AGATAGGTTGGGGTCTACGTATATATCAAGTCCTAAAACTTGACCACGTGCGCTAGTTGGAGCTAATGCGCCTGCGGCGTTGCTAGGTTGAGAAGCAACATATACAGGGCGGTTAGATGAGTCAATTAAGCCCATAATTGCAGCCCATTGTTCTGGGGAAACAATTAACGCTTGAGCAAAGCCCAAAGAGTTGGTGTAGATAGAAGCGGCTGCGTCTGCTACAAAGTCTTGCAAGTTAGCAGCAGTCATAGTGCGGTTTCCGCCGTCAGTACCATTTGTCAAAATTGCAGTTGCTACGTGAGCGTCCTGTGCTTTAGCTAGCGAAAAGCTCATTTGCCTATTGAGTTCCTCAAAGAAGCTCGGTTGTGAGCGGTCGAGCAATTCAACAGAAAAAGTCTGTTGACCTTTGAAAGCTTTGACATCAACGCTAATAAAAGAGTTAGTCATGCCTTGCTCAGCTGGAGTACCCTCTTCAGCAGTAACAGCGACTACAGGCACTTGTGTCAATTTCGGAATTTCAAAAGTCATGCCCGACGGTGGCAAAGTTCCGCGTGAAATTGCGTCGATTGCTGGGCGATCAGCGTTTGAAAGTGGGTTAATAATTTCAGTTAGCTGTGGGGTTGGATTTAGTCCAGCGTTGTTGGTGGTGGTGTCATCAGCTGCACGTACATAGTTGCGTGCTTCCTCGTCACCTAAAACGTTTGCGCGAATAGTGTTCTCTAAATACTTTGCAGCTGAGAACTCTAGGCGTGGGGTGGTGTGAATTACAGGCATACGACGTTCTGTCGCTTCTACCTTTGGAGCCTCGGCAGCAGCAACTTCTACTACTTCCTCGACTTCTGGAGTTTGTTGTTCTGACACAACTTCCTCACTTTCTTGTGGTTGTTCGGGTTCGCTTGCAGCGACCTCGGTTATTTGGGCTGCCTTAAAGGCAGGGTTAGTTACGTGTGAAACTTCTCTTAAAGTTGCAGCACTTACTAAAACTTGTTCGTTGTCCATTTTGTAATCGTCAATACTGGCTCCGATACTAAAGCCATCTCTTAAACCCTCTTGAGCTTCGGCTAAAGCGTCGTCACCTGCGTTAGTGCGTCCGATTTTAAAAGTACCTAAAATACCTGTTTCGGTTTCCTCGCTAGATACTAAACGCCCTATAGGTCTAGTCATGTCATGCTCTACGAATAACTTAATTTTTTCGGGTATGGTTATGGAACCTCTAGTAAATACGACATCACCCATATTAGTATGACCTGCTTCGCCAAAAGGAACTATAAGTCCTTTCATTTCACGCTTTGCTGTATTAGCGCTTAAAATATCTGTACTAAACTTAATTTCCATTATCTACTAAGTCCTCCATCATTCTCGCTTCCTCAATAGTTAAAATCCCAAGTGGTACTAGCTTTGTGTAAATATCTGCACGCTCTAGTGGGTTACCTCTGTAAAAGTCATCTAAATCAAATCTGACAAAACTGCCTCTAGGTGTTATGTCTATATCACTAAGGCGTTGCTCTATTGCTGTCATAATTGGACGTAGAGAAAAATCTACTAGCGCTCTGCGCTCTGTCGTAACGTTTGAGTAAGTCATGGAGCCAGATGAATTACCAGCTACATACCACTCAGGAATGTTCATTAGTCGGGCGATCTCTGTCGCCATGTATTGTCTTGCTTCATTTAAAGTTAGTTCAGCTGGATTAAAACCAATCTTTTCAAAATCTATTGTATCGTTAATAAACGCTGTGCTTCTTTGTTGTCTTGCAGACTTCCAAGCGTCTAGCAAAGCGGTTACACGCTCTTTAGGTAGTGGCATGTTTGACTTGAGAATGACGTGCGGTACTGGTTCATCTGCGTAACGCTTAACTGCGCGCTCTAAAGCTAATGCCGCTAAAATTGTAGTTCCTGCTCGATTAAGTACACCCTCATCTAATCCAGTAAAAGGAATAAGTGAACCCAATCCAGTATCGGGCACTTTTAAGCCATCTAGTTCATAATGTAAAACTGTGTAATTGCGAGCGTCAAGTTTTTTAGTAATTCTTGTTTTACTTATCCACTCAGCACTCAAAGGCCGTCCAGCTGTATCTAATTCTAAAATTCTTAAATAAGCTTCGCCGTAGAATAATAATTCCTCTGCTAAATAGGTATATACCACGCTTGCAGGCATACGTGGGTCTGGTTGTCTGATAAAAGGTGGCGTAGTAACTTTGCTATTATTTGACTCTCGTCTTACTTCAAGTGGTAGCGTTCCAATACTTGCACAAATAATTTGTCTAGCTCTTGCTACAGCTGGTACCTGCATAGCTTGTTGGCGAGTAATTAAAGGTGAACCAGTGGTAGGAAAAAAATAAGGGTTGGTCTGTCCTGAAAGATTGTAGGGAGCTACTGCAGCGTCTATTTTATTGGCTACAGGCTTTTCGTCTATAAAGTTAAATAAAAATCCCACTCTGCTATTCTTTCTTGTTTCTGTCAAATTGTCAAGCGACGACTATATCGGTATCTGATCTATTGCCGTACTCAGTTGCCTTACTAATTGCTAATACCATGGCAATAGCAGCTGTGGAGGCTTTGCGTCTCATAATGTACCAAGCGCCTGAGTCATTTGTACGTTTCGTGCAGCTGTTTACTGCGTTAGTCAATTCGGGTTGGTTAGCATGTATTAGTCTGCCTCCACTCATAGCTCCTAAAGACTCGTCGCACGCTTGGTAGTATTTAGCGCCTTGGATTACTTCGGCTTTTATTCCAGCTTGTCTTAACTTTGCTACTACTGAGTCACCTGTAAATCTATTGGCTATAACTGTCTCGCTATTGTATTTTTTAGCCCAATCTGCTACGCGTGAGGCTATTGCTAAATCGTCTATGGCTGTCTCTGACTCTACATACTCCATCAAGCCAACTGCTATAGATTTATCGTCCATAACTTGAGAACCACATAAAGCCCAATAATCTCTTTCGGGTGATATTTCTAAACCTAACCAAGTAGGGCGATCATTTTTAAGCTCTAGTGTTGGCTGTGCGCCTTGGTTCCATGATCCAGTAGGAAACGCGCTGTTCATGGTAGTTACCCATTGACAAAGCATTTCAGTTTGTATTATTTCGGGTGGGTCACTCATACGTGCTTTTAAAGTTTCTAATTGTATTGTTTGGCCTAACGCTGGGTTAGCTTCACGCCACCCCTCTATATCACCTAGTCGTCTGTCTTTATGTGCTGACCACTCCATATACATAATATCGTCGTCTGTGTCTTTATCTATCTTATGTAAGGCTCTTTCGCGTAAAGAGTTTAAAACTACGCTGTGAATATCACCTGCGTTCGAGGTGACCCATAGCTGCGGATTTGGTCGGGCTTGCATGGTATAAGCTAAAGCTGCAAAGGCTTCAGTAGTCTTATGCTGTCTAGCCTCATCTAAATAAACTGTGTCAGCTGATAAACCGCGAGCACCACCAGCACTAGGAGCGATAATCTTATACCTAGAGCCATTTTTTAATAGTATTTCCTCACGCCCATTACTACGGGTAACAGCTCTTACTTTCTTTCTTAACCAGTCGTAATTATCTACTACTTCAACTACTTGTCTAAACGTTTCAAGTGCGACATCACGATTTTGCGCCGTCGCAATCTGTAACTTTTGGTCCCATAGAAAAAGGCCAGCAAGTATCCGCATGCGTAACAGGTGAGTCTTGCCATTTTGCCTTGACACAATAAACAGCGCTGTCTTATGTATGAATTTATTATCTTTAACTTTTGAGGCTTCATCAATTACATACCTTTGCCAATCAAGTAACGGCATGTCAATAGCTTTAGCAAATTCGGCAACTTCAATACCTAGGCTCGGGCCCTCAACTGGCTTTGTTTGTATTCTTGGGGTCGGTATCCCTAACAGCGCGTAATCTGTCAAGTGGGTTTACCTCCTCGGGTATCTCGGGCTTTTCGCCTCTACCAAATAGGCTTAATCCGTACTTATCTAAAGTTCTCTGCAATTCTCCAGCTAGCTTGGCAACTTGATCTGGTTTGAGTTCTGCATTATCTAAAATACCTGCCAGCGAGTAAGCAATAGCAATACCAGCAAGGTCATACTTAGTTAGAGAGCCGTT